AGCAGGTATCGTAACGAGCCGCGACATGTTTCAAAGTCCTTTAAGCCGACCGTGAAGCAGTTTTTTGTAACGTTGGACCGAATTAAACTGAATTATTTATCAGAGGAAACGAAATTTAAAGGGCCAACAGCTCCGGATTCTCTGCGACCACATTTGCAACTTGTCCCCCCGCTTTGACCGCCGCTTTCCCACCGGTCATCAACATCATCACAAAACTCCCAAACAGCCCGACGACGAGCACGGCGATCGACAAGTATAAGAGCCACCAGTGAATCTGCTTCTCTTTGTAGCCTGAGGTGTTTGGGTGGCTCACCGTGGTCGATTTGTCGGGGTTGGCTTCCGACGGGCATGGTACCTTCCTCACCTTCTTGTACATGTAGGTCTGTGGTGTGGTCAATTTTGTGGCGGTGCCATTGGACCCTATGGTGTAATTGATCCAGTCGTAGGCCACGCAATCCTTGTTGTCCATGCAATCGTTGCCTGCAGATACACCAGACGTATATTTTGTGCTCGAAGACAATCTCTGCCCCTCACATGCGTCGTCGTGCACGATCCCAGGACTGTATCCGTAAAGTTTCATTATCTTGGGCCGCCAGTAGAAGAAGCCAACGATCCCTCCGATCCCCGTAAGGCCAACAATGGAGAACATCAAAAAGAAGATCCACTTTCGTTTCTTCTCTTCGGCACTACCGGCATCTGTTCCCTTGACCAATTTGCCTGCTATAGCTGAAGCCGATAACCCCACCACTACGATCACGACCAGTGTGATGATCGCCCACATGCTGATACCCTTTGTCGTGGCGGACGCACTCTGATCGATCGTGGTTTGGAGATTCTGCGCCGATTTTGTGTTAGCCAGGACGTCTGCATAGCATTTGCTAATTAGGTCCTGCACGCTGGACATGGTGACGTCCGAAATCGTGACGCTTCCTCCAGTGTGGCTCACCACGATCGACTGAGTGCTCGATGTTACCCCCTTGCATATGTTCTTGAAGTTTTTTGTGATATTGGTGACTTCCTCCATATATTCTTTGAGTTCATTCTGGGCATTCGAAAAGTTTAGAGTGTTAATACCCTCGATCAGGGCCTTGGCCTGCTGCTGGACCTCGCTCTTGACTTGCTGCTGTACATCTGTTGTGGACAAGGCTTTGAACATATCATCCATGTTGACATTGATTTTCATCTTCATGTCAATACCACTAATGTTCACATCGCCCTTTGTATACTCCACCAGGATCGACTGGGTACCGTAGGTGCCAATGTCTTGCTTGGAAAATATATTGACCGTGACATTGGCAATGGCTTTCATTGTTACATCAACAAGATTTTTTGAAGTTGCTCCCCCCATGCTCTTTTATGTTATGGCAAGATGAAAACGTCAAGATGTCAAAGATTGTTGCCAGTGCACGAGGAACACTGCGATACCACGATTCTGTTCTCACATCCCACAAACGCAAGCCAATAGAACCTGCGTGGCCTACGACTGATGTTAATGGTCGACAACAATATCTAAAAAGTTTATCTCTCTTAGGCTTCTAACGAAAAGTACAGAAGCTCAAACAGCAAGTTGACCGGGATGGGTAAGCGAAGCGCCCCGAGTCCGAACCACGTCTGAAACAGACCCCGAGTCCGAACCACGTCTGAAACAGTACAGAACCCGATTATAGATAAATCCTGCACGGCTGCACGATCCCATGACCCGCAATAGATCTCGAAAAGTTTTATCCTCGAATGATTAAATGCTCCTCAACACCCGTTTGGCGGCTAGGTGCTCTCCGTGGTCTCGCCCTTATTTTATTTGGAACATGCGACTGTTCGAGAGACACATGGATGAGACGCGCCTGCTGAAAATGTCGAGAGACGATTTGAAACATTGCAAAAAATATATCTCTCGGGAATTATATTGGAAAACGTCGGCCACCAGCCTCCTCGCCATAGCGTCACCTTTTGTGTCCAGTGGCTGTTTCACGAGCGAGCAGCCGCTCTGTGGGATCGGAATTATTTCATGTGGGTTCTTATTTTTTGGGCTGAGACAGGTGTTTGTGCGTGATTGGACCAAATGTGTATCGCGTATAGATACCGCAGTTACCACATTAAAACAAAAGAAAAAACACTAATTTTTATTGTGTGCGAAACACTCACAGCGAATCCCATCTTCTTCGCTGGGTTATGTTACGTATGGTTCCCAGTAGTGTACAAGACAGAGTAAGGCGTAGCATAAAGCAGTTCCTTTTACAAAACCAATATTCCCACAAGCCATCTTTTTTCACCTCGCCCGTTTCGTAATCACAGACACGGCCAGAGTATAGTTCTTGTTTTTTGTCCAACAGAAACATATGGGATTTTAGTGGGTCGTTTTCTCCAGGATTGGTTGGTGGACATCCAACAGTCGAATCAAGATCATCTTTTTTTCCAGATTCCAACCGTCTCATACGACTCCAATGGGTTTGAGATGATAAAACACAGATTTCGAGTCGAATCAAGATCATCTTTTTTTCCAGATCGGCGAAGCGGTTGGGCTCCCTTTTAAACCGTTACCATAAACTACGACATGAAATTTCTTGAGATATAAAAAGGATGTTCGTGGAAAGGGCCAAAGAACGTCGATACGCTTCAAACACGCAAAAGTGGGAATGCCAAAAACTACCCTCTCAAAATAAAGCGGTGTTCTTCACAAAAACACAAACGCACAACACACCTAGCTCAGATGACAAATCGACATGGGTCAACAATGACAATCAGCTTTGTAAAACTTATGCAAAGTACAAGAGGAACGGTTGTGCCAGCGACTGCAAACAGACCAACGGTATTTCCGATTGTTTCATCAAATCCACAACTTGGTGCGATGGGAATGTCGACAAAACTAAGGCGTTCTGCGCCATGCCAAACTCTGGTGAGTGCGTGATCGTCGGAGACTATAAGGAACTGCCGTGGGATTCGAAGCCATCGGATATCGACCCATCCTTCATGTATGCCGGGTGGGCAAATAGAAGCGATCAGGTCATGTGCACTAGCAATCCAAGCATTCAATGCCACTATAACATGGACAAGATCCAGACAGAAGAACAAATGCGAGGAATGGATACACAGTTCGCAGATTCTTCAGACCCCACAACGCAGGCCGCTCTGGAGCGCGTTCGAATCAATTATTGTTCCGGTGCGCTGACGGATGGTTGTCCTCTGGACCCAGTCACGCATGCAAGAGCCTCTGTGTGTTCGCGGATGATAGGTGGCAACAAAGACGATTATTGTCACCAGTGGATGGGTAACGCGAAAAAGGGGAACTACATTGGAGCACTCGATACTGCCAAGACGAACTTTTGCAGCGCACACCCAGACACGTGGGAGTGCGAGTGCATCAACCGCGCAAACAACAAAATATACAGCTCGCTGTGGTCTGCCGAGTCCAACGTGAATGACAGGTGCTGGTGGCTTCCCTGTAAAAACTCTGACAGATACCTGGTCACCGATGACGTAGAATCGAAGCCCTGCGCGACCACAGTCTGTCAGACCATGACCAACATTTGGAAATCGGGTGGCGACGTGAACATCAACGACGTAAATCTGTACACCAACTGCAAGATCGGCGGAGGCACGCCTCCCGGCCCTCCAAGCAACGGTGGCGATGGCACTAACTTTTTCAAAAAGTATTGGCTGGATCTCACGATCGGAGGTTCTGCGATCGTGTTGGTGCTGCTAGCATCCTTGCTTTTATTTTTTCTGATGAAGTGAGTACGATAGAACGATCATTTCCCGCACTTTAGGAAAACAATGATACTGATCGTCGGCCATCCACGTTGCGGTACAGGATTCATGTCCACTGTGTTCAACGCTCTAGGCTACGATGTGGGTCACGAAAGCGTGAAATCACAAGGTACCTCGAATTGGGTATTTTCGGTTGAGGGGGAAACCTGTTTCGACTGGATACCACATCCCCGGGAGCATTACACCTTCGATCTCATTGTACACTGTTTGCGCGATCCGTGGAAGGCCATACCGTCGATTGCCTTTACAGAGATGTGCCCGACAAAGATCCCACCCACGAATTGGGGTTGGTCCAATGTCTTTGCATCCACCAGCCTACGGCAACGCCACTGTGGTTTCTCCGACGATTTGCCTCTGATCGATCAGGCGATCATCTCATATCTCGAATGGAATAGTATCATAGCCAAGAGCGGTCCAGATGTCACCGTGCGAATCGAACAGCTCGCCACCGATCTCGAAAAAAATGCCCACGTTTTCGCAGAGAAAGGATATCCCATACCATCAGGTGACGATCTTGTTAGCCAAATTCCCACAAAAACCAATTACAATAGTCGTCAACATCGAACTTTTTCGTCTGAGCATTGGATGGCGGCTGACCCGGAACTCAGAGTGCGATTGGAATCCTTTTGTGTGCTGAACGGATACTCCGCGATTTCAGATCGTTTAGGAGAATAATAATAAAATGTTCTGTAAAATTTCACAATTACTGTGCGATAATTTGTATAATTTTTTCTTTTTTCCCTTTTGTTGGGATAGCCGAAAACCCGAACTATCGTTGCCGGCCATACGCTCCGTGACCCAAATCCTTTGAATGAAGGAAAAATCTTTTTTTTATTTCCTCAAATAATTTTCCTCAAATAATTTAAAGTCAGTCTCACACCCTCATACACAACAAATTTCTTGTTCTCCTTCTTCTCATTGACCCTGATTGCCTTTTCCATGCCAGCCTTGTCGTCATAGTACTCCTCGATTCTTTGATCCATTTCTGCTACCCGAGTCATGTCTTTACTGTCTGCTGCCTTTTGGACTAATGCCTGGATCCCGGGTAACGTCGCCTTGTGCTCATCTAATTTCTCCAAGGCCAACCCTCTCTCCCTGCTAATATCTAATATCTCATCCTGTAACTGAAACAGCAGACTTTGCATAAAGGTCACTTGCTCCGCGGTGTCATTGCACTTTCGTCTTTTTGTAGGAGGGGAGGACATTTTTTGTGGGGTACGTCGTGTTTCGACTTTCTTTTTTTTTAAAAAAAGGCTAAAAAAGAAAAAAGAAAAAAAAAAAAAAAGAG